TTTATCCAATGGCAGACAAATGGATTAAAGATGCTATCAAACGTCCCGGTGCTTTTACTAAGAAAGCAAAGGCAAGAGGGATGGATGTAAAAGAGTTTGCATCAAAGGTAACAGCTAATCCAGATGAGTATGATACTCGCACAGTCCGTCAGGCCAACCTAGCTAAAACTCTAAGTAAGTTACGTAAACGTAAAAAGAAATAAACATGTCAGTATTTGACTACAGAAGAAATAAAAGACAACAACTGGTTGCTAAGGGAGAACCTATTGATAACAATATTGATTTTTCTGGAAGAACTAATACAGATTTTTTAAATACGTTTGTGGCAAAGATGAAAGATACAAATAATCTTTACACTCGTGAGTCACCTGGATCATTTAATGATAAAGAAGCTGACATTGCTAGAGGAAATTTAGCTAGATCAGCTGATGGTAGAGGACAATTTAATGATCCTACACAACAAATTAAATCAGATGCATTTGTAAATAAGTACAAAATGTCAATGATGATACCTACAGATGAAAAAACTGATGAGAGAACTGTCTTACAATATATAGAGGGCAAACCAAAAGATCCACCATATAATGGACAGTTTCCAACAGACGGAGTAAAAATTTCATGAACCCAGCTATAGCAGCAGTAATAGGAAAAGCAACAGCTTTAGGAGCTAAGTATGGACCACAGGCAGTAGCTGCTGGTAAGAAAGCTGTAATGGCTGGTCAAAAACTTGGCACTTACTTCAGTAAAGAAGGAGCTAAGAAACTCGGTGAACAAGCAGTAAAGGCTGCAACATCCGAAGGTGCTCAACAAGCTGGTAAAAGAGTTTTAAGAGATACTCTTCTTTATACAGCTGCTGAACAAGGTATACCTCGTGCTTTAGGACAGCAAGCTCCTGACATAAGAGATACATTAGTTAGACAGGCTACAGGTAATATTATTGCTGAAGGTGCAACTGCTGGATTAACAAAAGCTTTTCCAATGCCTAAAGGTGGTGGACTACTGGATGCCTCTGGTAGACCTATGAAACCACAGGAAAAAGGCTTGTTTGGATTACCTGGAATGAAACCAGGAGATGCAAGAAAGATAGGAGAAGTAACAGGTCAGATAGGTGGACAGGCTGTAGCACAGACAGTGTTACCCGGTGAACAACCTAACCCATTCTTACCTTCTACTTACATGCAGGAGGAAGAAGGAATACCATTAGGTGCTGGACCAATGACAGCTACTGGTGCAACTAAGTTTACTGCCGAACCTGAGTATGCAGAAGTTGTTAGACCATCAACTGTAGATTTATCTAATGTTCAGGCACAACAGGCTATGGCAGAGAGAGAAAGATATGCTTATGAATTACAACTTGCTCAGATAAAGAATCAACCAAAACATACATACATGCATTATGAATCTGGCAACCCTTCCATACTAGGAGCTGAGATGGCATCCAAAGCTATGGCAAATACATTTAAAGCACCTCAGTATGGCTAATGCGAACTGTAGATAATTATCTTAATAATGCTTCAAAGTTCCTAAGAGATTTAGGTCCTACATTAGTTGATAGTGCTAAAAAAAGTAAGATACCAGAATACCTTCAGAAGAATATAAAAACTGCAGTAGACAATGCAGGTAAGTTTACTGGTGATGTAGCTCAAAAGGTAAGAGATGGAACATATACAACTTTCTTTGGAAATCAATCTTATAAACCTGGTACACCTTTCAGTAGTGCATCTGGGACAATAGCTGATGTCATAGGAACTACTGTTACCTCTGATAAATTCAGACAGCAGTATGTTTGGCCATATACAAATGCTTTTAGACTTGTATCTAAAGCAGCAGCATCAGCTGCGAATGCAACAGGATTAGAAGATCCAATGGCAAAAGCTGCAGTGGTAGCAGGCATTCCTTTATTTATTCATACAGCAACAGAAACATCTGGACCTATAACTCAGGGACTAAGACCAAAGGGATATAAAGCTGTAGCACCTGTATCTAAAGAAGAAGATCCTACAGGTAAAACACCAAGAAATATAGTAGAAGAAGGTGCTCTTAGATTTATTGGGGGACAGAAAAGTCAGATGTTACCTTATAAAGAATTTATAAAAGAACGTCCTGATGTAATGCCATCAACAATTGCTGATTACAGACGTTACATGAATAAGAAACCTGAAGCAGGTGAAAGAATAAGTATAGATCCAGAGAAACAAACATTCACTGCTTTTGGTGGTTTTGTAAGAGGAACAGCTCGTGGATTAAATGATCCAGAAATAAGAGTTAGAGGAGTTCCTATAAGTGCTAGTTCTGTATTAGGAGCTGGAGCTGGTGTAGCAACTATAGCTGCAGGTAAAAGATTCTTAGATCCAAAAATTGGAGTTACAGGTAGACAACCTGTACAAGCATCTTTAACAAAAGATTTATTTCAAGATGTTGAAACTGGAAAAGATATTAAAACAGATTTAGATACATATCTCTCTAAGATGAGAAAAGAAAATAAAAATTATTCTCCTGAGATAAAAGTTACACCAGGAGGTCCAGGAACTGCACCAGTTGATAGACCAGAGACTTATAAATTTAATATAGGTTTCGCAAAAGATGGCACAGGTCGATTTGGAAAACCAAAACAAAAAGTACATGGTGAAGGATCATTCACAAGTGATCCTGTTCCCACAGGAGATATTCCTACCATGATGAAAGAAATGAAGAGAAATAATCCACAAGATCCTGATATACAAACTTTAAAAGATAACGTGGCAGAGTTTAAGAAAGAAGCTTTCTCAAAAGCAGCTCAACAGTTTCAGAAGTTAGGAGACTATAAAGAACCAGCTTTAGTAGTTGGTGGATTAGCAGCAGCTGTTGGTACTGCTGCAATAGCTAAAAAGTTATTCAAGAAAGCTGAACAAGAACGAATCAAGAAAGAAGACCCCTTACAATATAAGAAGTACAAACGAGGCGACTACACGGAAGAATAATGTTACCAGGAGCAATTTATTCAGGAATAGATGGATCAAGACAGTACGAGACAGGAGAACCTGGCAGTAGTGGCAGTAGTGGCAGTAGTAGACCTAAAAGAACTAGGGCTGGATTCTTTGGAGCTTTAGCTGATGCAGCAGACGATAGAGCTAAAAGAGATGAAGATCTTGATGCTAAAGCCAAAAAAGCTAAAGAATTAGCAGAATCATATAAAAAAGCCACTTTAAAGGTAGCTCCTGATATTTCTGTGATGGAAGGAGATAAAGCTTCTGAGTTTGAATTGACAACACCAGGACGTAGAGGCTTTGGTGGTGTAATTGGTGGAGGACTTGGATACTTAGTAGGTGGACCAGCTGGTGCTCAGGTAGGCCAGTCAATCGGTGGTATGTTCTAGGCTTACTACCTTTAAAATATTATTTAACAGGAACTATTTAAAGAGTCATGTCATTGTTTAAGAGTCAAGCAGATAGAAATAAAGAACTAATTAATTCTTTAGCTAAAAAAGTACAAAGATTAGAACAAGAGAAACAACGGATGGCAGGAGATGTTTTTGCTGGTGGTGTGACTCTTAATGAACAACTTATGGAGAGAAATCAACCTCTAGGTTTAGTCTCACCTGAAGCCTCTGGAACTGCTGTTCCTGTAATGCCACAGATTTCAGGATCTGGAGTATTACAACCTTTAAGTCCAGAGCAAACATCTCGTGTGTTTAATGCACAACAGTATCGTGATATGTTAAATGCAGGCAGAAGATTTACAGAAGATCAATTTGCTGTAGGTGAGAAGTTCCGTAAGAATGAAATGTTACGTCAGTTAGAAGGAGCGAAGCGTAGACAGAGAATTGCAACACAGGCAACATTATTACAGCAAGGTCAGTTAGGTGCACAATCAGCATTAGGTCAATCTCAAGCTAACATAGGAGCAATACTCGGTTCTACTCCTGTTTATCAGTAATTAAACATGTCCAAGAATAAAGAATTCAATCCTTCAGCTTACAATGATTTACGATTTATTCCTGCTAGAGGTAGTTTTCTTGGGCTTCCAGACTTTGGTGTTTCAGAATATTTTACGAGACTTGCAGGTAAACAACCAGATAAGATTTTTCTAGGAAGTGGTTTTGGTGCAAGACCTTATAAAATAGATCCAGAAGCTAAAGTTGATTTAAAAGATCAGGCAACTTTGTTTGATAAAGATGGAAACTATACCGGAGGAGTTTTACCTAGTGGTTCTGGAGTAGTTCAAAAACCTCCTACTGTCGAAGATAAGCCATTAGATTTAGGTAATGAATCTGCAGTTCCTAAAAAAACTAACAAAGAAAAAGCAATAGATTTTACTAAAGACTTCATAGAAAGAAGTCTTCTACGTAGACAGTTTGAGGATGCTAATTTAAGATTTGGAGCAAATCTACAAAATCAACAACTAGATGCTCTTAGTGCTAGAAACAAACAGGCATTAGATACTCAGTTTGCTTTTTCAAAATTTGATACTAGTCAGATAGCAAAGAATCAATTAAGGGCTGCACAAAGAGAGCAAACTATGTTTGATGCTGTATCGAGAATGGCAGATGTATCAAGATTGGCAGGTGCTCAAGGATCTGGACCTAGAGGTCGAGCTGGGGCAGCCTAGTAAGTATTCTTAGATTAAAATTAAAATAACACTATAGAATTTTTGTTATGGGAGGAAGATCACCATCACCAAGAGTTGAATATATACCTGCTCCACCACCACCTGTTACTGTGTCTACACCAACACAGTCTCTTGAAACTCAGATTGCTTTAACAAAAGTATCTGGTGAGCAGAATAGATTGAACATGGAAACTGGTGCAGAGTTAGATCGTCTTAATGAAGAGTTCTATACTGGTCAAGATCTAAGAAGATACAGAGCCAGAGGTGCTGAAGAACGTCTTGTTAGAGAGACTGCAGGAGAACAGGAAAGAGCAACAACACAAACTAGAGGTCAGCAAGAACGACTAACTATCGGAACCACAGGTGCTGAAACCAGACGTACAAGACAGACTGAAGGTGCTGAAACCAGACGTACAAGAGAGACTGAAGGTGCTCAGACAAGACTTACTAGAGAGACTGAAGGACAACAAAGAAGAGAGACTATTGGTAAGACTGCTGAAGAAACTAGAGAAACTAACTTGCAACAGGAGCAGTTTAGACGCTATAAAGAGAATAGAGATTTCCAACAGTCACGGGACGCATACAAAGCATAACTGAATGGTTAGATACTTTATCTGATAAAGAGAAAGAAACATATCTAGCTTTTTGTAAACAAACCAGTTCACCTATACAAATGTATCTTTATGCCCGTTTTTTAGGGTATAAAGGTTCTATAACTGATTGTGATACTTGGTCAAAAAAAGAGTTTAAAAAAAGAAACTTTAGTACAATACTTGAGATAGAAATAGATTCTATGCAAGTAGATATATCAAAGCTTAGAGAAGCTATAGATCTTGGAGTAGTAAAACAAGATATGGGAGCTGCTCGTATATCCATGCTTCAGAAAGAATTACGAGCCCACATAAAACAGCTTGCAGATGAAAAGCATCTTACAGATAGACAAGGTTTAATATTAGCTGGTGCTGATAGATCATTAAGAGAAATACTTTTAATATTTAGAGATGATCCTATAGAAGGTCCACTACAGGAGGCATCAATGGGTGTATGGACAAAAATTCTCCAGGAAGAATCATAAGTCTTAACAGGTTAGTCTTAGTACATGGCTGGAACAAGTATCTATTCTGTTTATCGTAGAACTGCCCGTGCAGCTGCTAAACAACAAGTTGTAAAGAAAACATCTTCAGTTGATGTTGAAAAAGCTAGATCAGACTTTGCATATTTTTGTGATGTTGTAGGGGACAAACCTCCTGCAGAACATATGAAACTATGGCATGAACATCTATACACACATCAAGATAGTGAATGTTTAATTAATATTGCCGGACCAAATGTAGATATACTTGCACCAAGAGGATCAGCTAAATCTACAGTATTAGGTTTATTCACAGCCTGGGCTATTGGTGTGCATGCACTTAATCGTAAACCATTAAAGATCTTATATATTTCATACACTGTTGATGTTGCTAGACCAAAGAGTGCAGCAATAAAAAGAATTATTGAAGATAGTAAAATCTATAGAGAAATATTTCCTATGGTAAAAATTGCTAAAGGAATAAACTCTAATGAGTATTGGAGTATTGATTGGAAGTTTGCAGGGATAAGATCAACTGGTGAAGAAGAATTTAGTTTATGTTGTGCAGGATTAAAAGGTGCTGTTACATCAAAGCGTTCTCATTTATGTATTATTGATGATGCTATAAAATCAGCTGATGATATTAAGAACAGAGACATTCGTGTAGCTATGGAAGATAACTGGAACTCAGTTATTGTTCCAACTATGTTTGAAGGTGGTAGAGCCATATGTCTTGGTACAAGATTCAGACATGATGATATACATCAAACTACTTTTATTCCTGACAATGATTGGATACAGATAATTCAATCAGCAGTAACTGTTGATGAACATGGTGATGAGAAATCATACTGGCCAGAGATGTGGTCACTTGATTATCTTAATGATCGTAGAAGACAATCACCAATAAGTTTTAGTTTTCAATATCAGAATCAGGTAGTAAGAACCAGTGATATGTCTGTTTCACCTGATCTAATTATTAAAGGTCAAATACCAACACAGTTTGATTGCTTAGGTGTTGGTGTTGATTTATCTGCAGGAGTTAGAGAAAGAAATGATTATACAGTTTTTGTTATGGGTGGAAGAGTAGGAGACAAAATTTACATTATTGACTGTAAACGATTAAGGATAATGGGTAATGTAGAAAAACTGGAAGCTATTATGGAAATGATGATGGAATGGGGAATAGTTCATAAAGATCAAGATAAATACTTCCCAACTGGTAGTACCGTAGACATATGGTCTGAAGCAGTAGCTTATCAGGCATCATTAGAGGCAGATTTCAAACGTATATGTTTAGAAGAACAAGGACTTTATAATCTACTCTGGCATCCGGTAAAAGGATTCAGAGGAGATAAAGTTGCTAGGTTCAGAGGAATTATGGGCTTATTTGAGCAACATAAGATATTATTTAATAAATATCGCAAATTCCAGGCACTAAACGATGAGATTGTAAATTTCGGAGTTAGTTCCCACGATGATTGTGTTGATGCACTGGTCTGGTTATGCAATGGATTAATGTCCAGAGGAAAACTAGAGTTAGAGTATTGACGAATTAGACTATTAAGAGTATCTAACATGGTAGCCAATTTTTTCTATAAAGGTATTGAACTAGAGCAAGACGCTTATGGTTCTGCTATATTCAATCTTCCTGATGAAGTATGTCACGATCTAGGTCTTCAACCTGGAGAACGCTTCGACATTGAAGCTGATGAAGAGAATCTCATCTTTAAACGACAAGCACCTGGCTATGAGATTGATGCGTAATAAAATAATAAAAAGTGCCTAGATGAATCAAACTAACTCTACTTTTGATGGAATGCTCAAGGCAGCAATAAGCCGTGACTCGGCTGGTGCTACCGATACGATGCTTATACATGCTCATCTAGCACAGATGAAAATGTTTGGTATCCGTCAGGGTGTTGAATTCTATCCTGAACAAGATAACTTCGGATCACAAAGATATGATTTCATACAACAGGTAATTAAATTCAATCAGCTTGATGCCAGATTAGATTCTATATGGGATCATTTTTTAGCATTAGGAAAAGGTTTATTTTATATACGTCCTACTCAAAAAACTTACAGACTTTATTGGTTTGATAAAGAATCATATAGAAGTTTCTATTCACCAGAAGGAGAATTAGAAGAAGTAGTAGTTATCTATCCTTATAAAGTTAAATCTAATAAAGGTTTTGGTGGATCTCAAGTTGGATTGAATACTGATAAAAGATATATGCGTCTCCGTATTACAGCAGAGAGTATTGAAGAGACACATAGTGAAAAAGAATTAAGTTTTGATAATCCAGCTGAATTTGCAACATTGAATAAAAAGGTAGTAGAGAACTCCATGAAGTTCATCCCTTGTGTGGAAGTATTTAATAATCCTGATGCTTTTGGTACAGATGGTAGTGGTGAATTTGATTGGATAGCTAATCAAATTGTTGCTCATGATGAAATGGTTAAAAACATTAGAGCTAACCTTTCATTCTTTGGTAATCCGACTTTATTATCCTCACGTCCTAAGCAAGATATTGTTGAGAGTAGTAAAGATGCTCCACCACAAAGACCAAGTATATCTAGTCAATCTGGATTTACTTCGGATCTAAGTACACTTCAATCTACATACAAACAAGATCCTGTAACAAGAAATCCAGTTGGATATAATGGTAGTCCAGGTTCAGGCATGAGAGTTCCTAGAGTTATTGCTAACTTAGAACCTTCAGATCGTGTTGGATTTATTACTCCTAATGCGGTAAGTACAGATCAATCTAGATATGTTTCACAGTTAAGAAGTGAGATACGTTTGGCTTTAGGAGGTATTGATGATATCTCCATTAGTAATGTAACTGCAACAGAAATAAAATCTGCATATGGAAGAGTAAGTGCTACGGCTAGAAAGAAATGTTTACAGATATATGAATATGGTATTTGTAGATGTTTTGAATTAATGATCTTCCAAGAAGAACAGATATTCCGTCAAACATTAGCAGAAGCATCTGGTATTAAATATCCTGAACCACCTGCAGATGATTCTCCTGAAGCAATGGTGAAACATGAGAAGCAAAAAGGTAATTATGAGAAAAAATTACAAAAAGCGATTGATACTGCAAGAGAGACAAAAGAGATACCCGAAGGTGTTTATGGATTAGTACCAGATGGTGAAAGAACAGTAGCTTGGAGATGGATGGGTCCTGTGTATGAAGATACTGCACAGGATAAAGTGCAGCAATCCATATTCTGTAGAAACCTACAAGAATTAGGGGTTGATAGCATAGAAGCACTGAAGTATTTATTCCCATCTAAAACTGATGATGAGGTTGCTGGAATGTTATCCGGTTACCCATTCAGAATGGTAGGACAAGTACAAAGGGCTTATTCTCAATTCCTCGATCTAATAAATCAAGAAATGAGAACTCCACATCCGCAGCAACCGGATATTCCAATGGCTGCAGATCCGAGATTAGATCTCACCCCTTTCCTATATCGAACACTAGAATCACTCCAGAAGGAAGTAACTTATGCAGGCAGATACCGTAATGCCGACCCAATCGGCACCCCAAGCATCAGCGACCCCACAGCCCAGCTACGGGGCTCCAGTGCAAACAGCAGCACAGCAGCCAGCGGTGGCGACAACACCACAGTGGGTGGCCCCACAACAGGCAGCGGTGGCACCAGCACCACAAGTGCAAGCCCAGATGGGTACAACGTCAGTCCCATACAACCCTACACAGTCAAGCCCCCAGGTCAACCCATCGGCACCGGCAGCACCAGCGGAGAATCCTTACAAGGACGCATTCAACAGAGTGGTAGGACTCCTGAGTTCTCCAGTCCAAATCCCCTTCCTGGGTCAACAGTCTCCAGCGACACAAGATTACGGCCAGGCGAATTACAGTTCCCCACAAGCTCCCTCATACAACAATCAGGGTCAGCAGATATCGCAGCCTTTGAACGGGAGCAACCAGGCATACTCGAACAATTATTCCCAAACTTCGCAGGAAATAACAGACCAGCAGCTTCTAGCAAACGGGGTAAGCCCAGAAAGTCTTGAAGTAATTAATCACTTCGGTGCAGATGCTCCAGCAGTTTTAAATAACTATGCAGTACAGATCGAAGATGCTTTAGTAACAACAAATAATCAGTTACAGGAAGCTGTTGGATTATTAAAGGAAATGCAGGCAGAGCATCAGTCTTATGAAACAATCTTGACTGATCCAGATGTATTAGCTGATTACACTTGTGAATTCTTTGGTCCAGAAGGTCCTTATCCAGTAGAAGATGAGCAGCCAGCAGGACAAGTTATAGGAAATCAAGGAATTACAGCAGAGCAACAGGTAGCTGCACTTCAACAGCAGCAAGCAGCAGCACAACAACAAGCTGCAGCAGGACAAAAGTTTGCACGTCCTCAAATGCCAGTTCCTCCACAGCCACAGGCTCAGGAGAATACAGGTGATTTCTGGAATAACTTTGGAACCTTAACTGATAAGGACCCTGCTAATGCATGGAGATACTTAAATCAGGCACAACAGTCACCTGATATCTTCAGAAACAAGATGTTAGTAATGGAATAATCTTTTAGATTTAGACAACATAAAATAGAGGGAGTAGAAGATACTCCCTTTTTTATTAAGTAGATAATACTATGCCAGGATTTGCAGAAGACCCATTAACACGCATGGAACGTGTACGTGCCATGAGAGAGATGCCAGGTAAAGTGGTAGACAAAGGAGTAAGAATGGCAGGAGATGCTTTACGTACAAAATTTGGTGGAGGAGCAATAACAGGAGAGAGTGCAGATCGTAGAGCACCATCAGAACAGATGATAATAGGTAATCCAATGGCACACCCTATGGCTGCTGATTCTGTCAAGATGCCACAGGATTTACAAGCTGGTTATATGCATATGAATAGAATGGGTTCACCTTTACCAATGCATGGATTAGCAACTCCAGGTAGAACAACTATGGCAAACATGATGCAGGATCAAAACTTCATGGCATATCATAATGCGATAATAGGTATGCGTGATCCGGTAGCGATGTCTAGAATTCCTTTCGGAGGTATGAACTAATGATGATGATGGATAATAATCGTAAAGAAGCTTTAGGTAAAGCAACTAAGGCAAAACAAAAAATGATGGTAGAAGCTGAGATGATGAAACAGCTTCAACCTACAGTTCCAGAAGTAACAGCAGACAATATAGATCTACAGCCCATGATTAATCCTAATCCTAAGCCAGATGGTCCTGTAATCAATCCAAACGTATTTAATCCAGGTAATCTATATCCAGGTATCTCAGGCACGTCTAAGCTCGCTGCAAACTGGAATCCTATGATGGACCCAGCAGCTGGTTAGAATTTAGGTAAAGAAGGTTTAGCAGGAACTACATCACCTGTAGCACTAGGAAGACTTGGTATTGATTTAGTAAGTTGATCTTTGAGTAATTTTTGAACTTGACCAATAGCATAATTTTTTATCTTTTCCTGATTAGTTTTATTAGTAAGAGCTAGATAACCAAATCCAATTGCACCTACAGTTGTCAGTGATAAAACAAAGGAAGCAATTGCTAACCCATCAATCAGTTTTCGCATTTTTAAATAGTATTTAATTTAATTATATCTCTTATACTGGAGAGTATGAGATTAGCTTCTGTACCCGGTTATTACCCTAGTTTTCCTGTTAAATATTCGAATATGTATAATGACTATTCGATGACAACAGCTGGACTGGCAGACCCTTTTTTACCACAGAAGAAAGAGGAATCGAATAAGTGTAACTTTGTAGTTTCATACATAGGTAAAAATGAACCTAAGTTTGAAATGAATAATCCTCACTACATGAGAGAAGTATCAAGATCTTATTCAGATAAAATTCCCCCTGTTATTCTTAATAAAGAGCCAATACAAAATAGATTTTAATGGAAGATTATAAAAAAACCAAAGATAAACTATTTGCAAAAGCCTTGGATGATAAGATGGATAAACGTAGACAGGAGATCGGAAAACCATCGCCATATAATGTTAATTTGAAAACCACTGATAAAGGTGAAGTTGAAACTGTAGGTGCTAGTGCTCAGTTAGGAAATTTTAGTATTGGTGGTAGTTATAATCCAGGTTTTACTGACAGACCTGACAATGCTCCCTCTTTTATTCCTGAATCAGAGTTTAAAGTGCCATCAACATATAATGTAGGGATGACTTATAAGAAAGGACCATTCAGTTTTAATTACCAGCATGGAACCAGAGGATCTCAAGCTGGAGCTAATGTAGATATGCGATTCTAATGGCACAAGATGATTCAAAATACACCAAACCCGGATTACGTGAAAGTATCAAGAAACGTATCACAGCAGGGAGTAAAGGAGGAAAGCCAGGTCAGTGGAGTGCAAGAAAGGCTCAGATGGTTGCAGCAGAGTATAAAAGAAAGGGTGGAGGCTATAAAGGTGGAGGGAAAAGTAAAAAGCAAAAAGATCTGAAACGCTGGGGCAAGGAGAAGTGGATGACTAGAAAAGAATACGAGAAGAAGAAGAAATGAACACTGTAACTTGGGCACTCAGATTAGTATTTGCTGTAGTAATTTTTGAATTAGTTATAGTTGGTGGTACTGTAATCAAATGTCTTGATAGTGATATCTGTGATGAAAATGATTCAAACAATATCACCTTAATTTTAAACAGTATTGCAGCAAAATCTTTTGCTTTATATGCAGCTGAAAAGGGAAGTGCAGCTAAAATAAAAGAATGAAACCAAAAGTAGTACTTCTATTAAATAAAAAAGTTTCAGAGGTAAGTGATTCTTGCCCTACTGCAACTATTGATATAGAGGAAAATGCTAAAAATAGAAACTGGACTATAGACAAGTTCGGTTATGGACCTTTAAATCCTGATGCACCAGACCCTGGATTCTGGGAAGAAAAAGCTGAACTTTGGAACAGTGATATAGAAACTGTTAAGACAGCTAGATGTGGTAACTGTGCTGCATTTGATCAGACAGATAAGATTATGGATTGCATGATTAAAGGTATCAATGAAACTATGGCTGCAGATCCACAGGATGTTTTAGATAGAGCAAACTTAGGATACTGTCAGTTATTTAAATTTAAATGTGCAGCCACTCGTACCTGTGATGCATGGCTACATGGAGGACCTATCAGAGACTAATGGAAAAAGGAACAGAAAGTAAAATCACTAAGATTATTGGTGAACTTAATAAAGCTTCTAAAACTCATAAAGGTCAGGCAGATAGATTAACTACAATATTATCTGTTCTAAAAGGAGCTAATAAAGATGGCTGATAAAGCAATAGAACCTGGTAAGAAAAGCACGGAAAGATATCTACCTGAATCAGCTTGGAAAGCTATGTCTAAAGCTGAAAGAAAAAAGACTGATGATAAGAAGAAAAGAGAAAGTAGAAAGGGAAAACAGTTTGTAGAAAATACAGATAAAGCAAAGAAGGCACGTAGAATGGCAAGTGAAAGAGCAAAAAAAAGTATGAAAAATGATTAGATCAATGAGAGAAAAATTAATCAAAGCACTTGTAGCTCATGCACATGGAGACATTCAGAAACATGTTGCTAATGTAGAAGTCTACTTAAACAATCCTGTAGGTATTGGAGAACACTCTAATATTATTGAAGCAAT